GACCAAGTGTAGGGCTGCGGATGCCAGTCCGCTTTTTCTTATTTAGCCACGCGCGCAAATCAGAGTTGAGGATGCTTTCATTAGCAATCAAGTCCTCAAGCGACCACCAGCGCACGTCCTGAATTTCATTCCGGTCAAGGTTGTGATTGCGAAAGCCCTCATTCAGCAATATACCCGTAAAATACAGACGCTTACCGATACGTTTAGGATTAGCACTTTCAATAATGTAGTCATGTACTACTCTCATACCCGTTTCCTCAAAGCATTCGCGAACAGCCGTGTTAATAGCTTGTTTTTTATCACAGACTTCGGGGTGTCCTTTAGGAAAACCCCAACGTCCAGAGCGCGCGTCACAGACTAGTAATACCTGCTTTTTAGAGTTGTGAATAATGATTCCTGCGCCAATATACATGTTAAGGCGCGGTCGTCCTATTAATATAAATATTTAAATCTACCTTAAATACCGTGAAAGCAAAAAAAAATGAATCCGGTGTTTATTTTTCTCATAAATAAATATCCACGTCACGCTGCAAAAATTAGCGAAATCTGTATTTAGCCGGAGTAGCCCTAAACTACAAGATGAATTGCTATGTCGTTTTAAACAGCCGGTTCTGAAGTCTTTTGTGTTAATTGACAAGGCACAGGTACAAAAACAGGCAGATATATGGCAAAAGTATCTTCCCAATATCAAACCATACTACGCTGTTAAATCAAATAACGACCACCAGCTACTTCGTTGGATAACTGAGGTATTTCCTAAAAACCACGCAGGTTTCGATTGCGCCAGCATTATCGAAATGGACCAAGTGCGCAAGGTTTCAAAAACTGCACCAATCATCTATGCGCATCCTTGTAAAACCACACATGACTTGGATGATGCCCTTAAAAGGGGCATCAAAACCACAGTTGTAGATTCACCAGAGGAAATGGAAAAACTCAGAGGGGCAGGATGGAAAGGGGACGCCCTTATTCGGTTGGCGGTGCCAGATGCCAACTCTAAAATGCCATTTAGTAAGAAATTTGGCGCCCCAATAAGCTGGGTTTCCCAGATATTAGAAATGTCCAGGTCCTACAAAATACCGATTAGGGGTCTGAGCTTCCATGTTGGCAGTGAATGTGAAAATCCTGACCAATTCTCAAAGGCGCTACAGTTATGCAAACTGGCAATGGATATTGGTGCTGAATCCAAGGTCAAAATGGATTTGATTGATATTGGAGGCGGCTTTCTGCCTTCAGCTACGAACTTGGCAGCAGTTTCTTCCGCAATTGAATCGGCAAAAGAACGGCTTTTCCCTAACAATATAAGTCCGTCGGGCAAGCCTATCACATGGATAGCAGAACCTGGACGATTTATGTCTGCAACATGTCAGACACTATATACGCCTGTAATTGGCAGAAAACGGGGTATGCCATCGGACGACCCTGATGCACCAGAGTTCAGATATACCTTACATGAGTCAATATATGGGTTCTTTTCAAACATTCCCTTTGACTCACAAAAGCCCGCCTTTACGCTAGTTCATCAAAAGGAAAAGCCACTTATTAGTAACAGGATGCATCGGTCTATCTTATTTGGTCGCACCTGTGACGGGTTTGATATCATTAATCCACAAATCAACCTGCCTTTATTAAAAGAAGGTGACTGGTTTGAAGTGGACAATATGGGCGCTTACACAAATGTAACGGCTAGTGAGTTTAATGGATTTCCTAAGCCTGACATGATATATTTAGAGTAGGGCGACCAGAAGCCCGACATGATATATTTAGAGTAGGGCTCTTACTTCCTAGCATTTAGCTCAGTATCAACATCAATAATAATTTCATCAGGTGTCCCAGGTATTACTATGGTATTTTTCTCCTCTTTTTTTGTAAGGAATGGCGACCCCTTAGCCTTTGCCTCCGCAATTAAATGCTTAACCTTCGCATCAATCTCCTCCATAACCATGTCCTTAAAGAAGCGTTTCTTTTGCAGCAACATCATGGAGGCATCCGTCGCAATCTTTGCTAAGCGTTCACCATTGTTATTGTAGACCTTAGTGTGTTCCAACACACCTGCAATATCAGGCTTCTTAACATCCGTAGTTGCGCGAAATTCACGCTTGAATTGCAATATAATATAATCAGGAATTGTTGGCGATTGCTCTACAAGGCGGTCCAGTTCAATACGAAACATCTTGAGAAACGCAAACGCCTCCATTCTGTCTTCTGGATGTAGCGCCATTTCAATGGATATTAATCGCGAAAATTTCGCCCACATGAGCGCTGAAATTAAGTGTGCCTCAGAACCCTGACCATAGCGCAAAAAATTAGCAACAGTAGAAATGATACCCGTTATAATACTAACACCGCCAATACCTAAACTGGCATACGTCTTACCATTAGTGCTACCTTGGAAAAAGGAGTCAAGACCAAAATTGGCAGTTCCTGTCAGCGTAGATAAAATAATGACTGGAATCATCATATATTGATTGTAGGTGGCATACTCACGGCTGGTTTTATCGTGCATCCATCTGTAGCATTGTGCCTTGTCCGCCCACTCCGCAATCAAGCACTCTATTTCAGGAGTCCAGCTGTTATTTAAACGCACCTTAGTTTTATCGGCATCATTTTCAGTAGTTTTTACAAGTGCACTTTCACTCATTCTATTTTTAAATTCTATTTTTAATAATAGAATGCCAGGCTACGTCCCACCCCATATGCGTCCAGGATATCAACCGCCAAAAATAGAGCGCCCTGCCAAAAAGGAAGGTGGAATCCACTTTAAAAGTAACGTATCCGGGTTATACAGCGACGATGAGGCATGGCGCCGTTTTGTAGTAAAGGGTGTGGATGCACCAGCGCCAGCGCCATCACGTGCAAATCGCGCCGCCCTCCAGTCAAGAGCCCTAAGTAAGCGCGCGGTCAGAGCAACAAAGTTAAGAGGCGCCTTGAAAGGAACGCGCAAAGGCGAACGCAAGCCTAAGCGTCAAACAAAGTCCGCAAGCCCTTTGAGACAGAAGAAGAAGCACACTTTTAAGAGCAAGTAGTCAGCACTCATAAATTAAAGTAATATCCGTATAGGGGTCCATCTTACAATTATCAGACACCGTATAGCCTAAGCCTTGTACATATGATAACCATGCAGGTAACTTTTGCCAAACAATCGCATCCCAGACATTTTCGGGACCTGAGCAGCATGAGACTAGCTCCTTGGGATTGGACAAACGCCAAAATGTAGAGCCTGCCCAGTAATAAGCAGGGTCTAATTGGCACCGGGGCGTGCACTTAACACTAGCAGCAAGTGGTCCTTCTGGCATTCTGTCTATACCATATACAGTAGCAGTCCCGTTTCCTGGAACACCGTCCCATAAGATAGGTGAAAGGCGATAGTAGTGTTTCACCATACACTTTTTTAGAAAATAATGTTAAGAAAAATGCCAAAAGGGCATTTTTCTTAAGGGTCAAAAAATAATTCGGTGTCTTTAAAAGACACTGAATTATTACCATCAAATATTTAATGAATTAGTATAAATCTAAATCCGTCTGCTTATAGAGCGCTTTGATTTACGATTATTCTTTCTTGAAATACGGCGTCTGCGACCGCCTTTAACGCGTATTTTATCTGCCGCAACTAACATTTCTGTTGGATGCCCAATAAAGGTGTAATTTCTCCGAATTATATAGGCGGGTTGAAATCTCACAATAGTTCCAAAACTAGTCTCAAGTTCGGGACCCCTTCCATCATTTACTAGCTCCTCGAAATAAACTTGTTGACCTTCCTGTAAATAAGATTGTTGACCAGACATTTCTACATTTAAATAATAAATTAAATAGGACCCTTATTACCATGAAGCCCCTGAATAATCGTTAACCAGCGTTCCGCAGTCGCCTTATTTCCCTTTAATGCAGGGTCGGTTTGGCAACGCACCTGCATTTGATTGGCATATTCGGGATTCTTAAACAATGATGATACAACCTTCGCATACTCAATCAACACAGGCACATCCTTGACTGCACCAGGCACATTGTAGCCGCGGATTTCCGTATACACACCACGCTCAGGCATAATAGGAATGCAGCCCGCCAAGGCAGATAACCGAACCGCATCACAACTGACCTGGTCATAGTCCTCCAAATAGACGTGGCAGCGACTCATAAAGCGCTCCTTGACCATACCATTAAGGTCAGTCAGTCCGTGCAAGTGCACACCCTTGTTCTTTGTAATTGCCAGAAGTGTAGGCATCACGCTTAATTTGTCGTCGCCCGCTGTTTCCCAAATGTGAAGCTCCGCATTAGGAAATTCAGCGCGCAGCCTTGTCCACGCATTCTGAACAAAGGGTATAAGTTCAGGGCTGTACTCCGTAATCAAAACACGATAAGGGTTGCGCGCCAAGAAGCGATTTTGACCTATAAAAAGGGGCGCGGGTAAGCCAGAAGGAATGACCTCAAATTTGGACCATGTATAGCAGCCATACCGTGAACGGTGATAAGCTGACTTGACAACTATTTTGTCAACCATGTCCTTAATCAGTTTACTGCAAACATAGTCAGTGGATTCCTCCTCATCCAGATTCAATAGTATAGCCTTGGCTTGGGGCTTATATTGAAAGTTGTCAAGAAGGTCGCTGCCGCCCCATAAGACAATAGTAGAGTAAACATCATTTGGTACAAATTCGCTTACATGGTGATAAGATATGCCCTCCTTGACAGATGTTGTGTCAGTAGAAAAGATAGTAACCTCATACTTCAAGTCACGAAGACCTGTTGCAAGATTAGAAAGATTCGTAAAGCCACTGTGGCTATCCAGATAGAAAACTACTGAATTATGCGACCATACACGTGGATTTGCAGATACGCGCGCCGTCTTTGGTCCCTTGGAACCAAGAGGCGCCTCAGATAGGCGGGCGGCTGCGCCAGGCATTCTGTCCACACGTGTGGGGTTATTAAAAAATCGGGCACTGCGTCCCCAGGCGCTTTGCTCAGCTTCAGCGCGGCACTTGTAAGGACCCTTGGGAGCAATAGTTGCAAGAGGGCGCTCCAGCTCTGAAATTTTAACACTACCACTATCATCGGCAGCCCCAGGCTTAGGCTTGTGTGTATTTACGTACAAATCGGAGCCTGCTGAAGCAGACCATTTATTATCGTCGCATGAGTCTTGTGGATGATTTAGTAGTAGGTCGCTTTCATTGTCAATATTTTTAACATACAGTTCATAGGGCACGCCGCGACTACCGCCTCCAGGTTGAATGGGAATGTCAAGCCCTGACCTGATGACAGCCTCATTTTTAGTTTCCACAGTAACGGGAGTCAGATTAAAGTAGTTCACGCAATTGCGAAATAGCGGTCTAGGATCAACCGGGAGTGGAATGCGCAAATCTTGAGGCAATACATACTTTGACAATGCTGCAGGGTCCCAATGTGATTTCAAACAAACCGGAGGAAATACATTTGCAAAAGTCAGCTTTTCTTTATAGCCGCGCGTTTCCACTATATTCATTGCAGGCGCATCAACAACTAAACCAGATTCATATGCGCTCTTAGAGTTATATGTTTCAGGGACCGCCCTTTGAGGGTCCATTAAAAAATTGGTAGAATCTGAAATTGTAGTCATCTGACTCCTCTCTGATGTTTATATATTTAATTCCTAACGTCTTATACCAAAGTAAAAGACGGGGTCAAAAATTAAACCCTTGATGATTTAATTTTTGATATTTCATACTTAACGACGACGACCTCCAGCAGCCGCCGCCGCTGCTCCACTAAGTAAGGCAAGCGCAGAATTAATTCGGGTTCTATTATTGCTGGTCAAATCACCATATGTAAGCATTCTATTGAGCGTTTGCATTGCTCCAGGTTTAGCCGCATTCATAGTTTGAATTCTGGGCACAGATACTAAAAAATCCTCAACATAACCATTAATTCCGCCAAAAATTTTAATATTTTTGGCAAACATAAAATCGCTGACCTCAGGTCCTGTAAGACCGTTAATAATATAAAGTAGCTCTTCACGTTGTAGACCACGTAGTTCACCTACAGAACAATTTTCTACAAATTGTAAAGCCTCCGTTAACAGCATCTCTAAAGTATTATACTAAATTTAAGCCTTAGCTACCTCAACTGACGCGCTGTCAACCATTTCACTAATTTCCAAAACAATGTTATATTCACAGTCGTTATTGTTTATGGGCTGATTATTTGCATCACGTAGTGTAAAGGTCAGCTTTTCCAGCTTACCTACAGGACTGGCAAACGCCTTTGCCGACTGAACCAGTGTTTGACTAAAAGAGCCAAATGAATTTAGCAACAGCTTGCCGTAGTACTTCTGCTTTTCGCCAAAGGTGTCGCGGCTCAGTGACAAGTCCTCTTTATTACTAATATCCAGTCCATTCAGATTGAGCGCCTCATCCAACATAATATAGATAAAATCATCAACAATCTTAATGAACGAATTGGCAACATGTCGGGTTGTAAAACTGGTATCGATTTTGGCAAAACCCAAGTTCCATCCTAAGCCCCACTGGTCGTATGCCTTACTGTAAGGTGGAATTAGCGCAGACTGAAATTTAATTGAAAATGTAAGGGGGTCCGTAAAATTATTTCGCGTTAAAACCAGTGGTGGTAAGATTCCCGCGTAGGTTGTACTAATGTATGTTTTCATCAATGCATTGGCGTTAGCCTGAGCCACAGTAATTCCAGAAGACATCGATGATACCTCATTAACTAGAACTTTGTATTGTGCTAAAAAATCAGCAAAGCCGCTTGTTGTAATAGTTCTGCCAGCATAACTGGCATTGGCAAAGCCACGCCCAAACACTTTTGTGCCTATAAACAACTTGTTAAATGCCAGCAATGTTCGCACATAATCAGAACTATAGTAATTTGAAATTCTGTACGCATCATTAATTAGTGAGCCATCGGGTCCTACACTAACACCCGCAGCCTGTAAATCCGCAATTTCATCACAAAGATTCTTAAGCGTAACTTCACCGAAATCAGTCCAGTTTTTACCGGCTATGCGGATTCCAGACAAGAATTTAACTGTTGGCACATAGCCACGTATTTGTATTGTATACATACCACCCTTATCAATTTTGACTTTTGGAATATAGGATAAATAGTTGTAACCACTATCATCGTCGAACTTTTCAAAACGCGATGATTTTTCAGCACCCCATGCACCGATAATATCAGCGTAGTCGCTACCAGGTCTTTCCACTAAATCATAGACGTATGTTTGGGTATCGGTATAGCACTGATTAACCTGTTCTAAGCCGCCAAATGCAGCCAAGTCCACCATAGGATTATAGAACGCATCTGATATATTTAAATTAATGCGGCAATTAAAGAAGGTCGGACTAAATCCACTACCGCTTCTGTAATTAGGAGACCCTATAATTCCATTATTATCGTATGCCCAACATAGTGGTCCAGCAGCTCCTAAATATGTGGACGTATCACCCAAAGATATACCACCGGTTCCAACGATTTCAGCGCATACAGAATTCAGACCAGTCCGATAAAATATGTAGGGGTTTTCAGTCAACGTTGCCGCCTGAATAATAGGTAGATATGGGCGCGTAGTATATGTTAGTGCATTAAAACTACCGACGCGCCAGTTAGATGTAGAATAATCGAAAACAAAAGGTGCAACATTAGGGTGTGCATCTTGAGAATTAGCTAACTGGTCGCCCGTCAATACAGGATAGAAAGGTACAAAGCACAAACTGTTATTAGAAACATCTGTATAGTAGGCTTTTGTATTATCATCCGCGGCTTGTGCAGTAGTAAAAATGGAGCGACTAAAATCTGCCTGTTTATTAATAGCCGCCCACTGTGTACTAATGTTATTGGCACTAGAGTTAAATGCCTGTGTTGAAGGCACCCATAAATTACTTGCGACTGAAGTAGTTTCATAAACATAATAGGTACCCCATTCAGGTGAGCGTGTTTTAGAGAAAAGTGCATTAGGGTCAGTACTAGAACTATATTCTGCAATCTGTGTAACCTTCTTCAGGGTCAACGTGCATAGCGCGTTTTCCAAATTCAGGTCAGCAATATTAATTCCCTTAATGGCACTTGAAAAAAACACACCCAATGCAACATTGCGCCTGTTCAAATAGTATTGGTCATCAAACTGCCCCATATCCGTAACAGCATTAGTGAAAGTAGTACTATTTGCGTTAGTAACATAGCGATACGCCTGTGATGTTGTCAATCCTAATTTATTGGAGCGCCCTAATTGATTAGTTAACACGTCATAGGTTGGCTGGACATAGGAAAATTTAATAACAATTTGTTTAGGAACAACGTAACGCCCTAAAGGGGGAGTAAAAGGTATGCCCATAATTCCTCTATAATTATTTAATCCACTAACTCTATCTGGACCCAAATAAATCTGTCCTGAAGCCAGTCGGAACAAAGACGAAAGGTCGTTGAATGAAATATCAGTAATAATATCGGTTTTATTTTTACATAATGCAAAGGGCGTCAAATTATAGTAGGCATAGTTAGGGTTACTAGACATAGAACTATAACTGATAGAATCGACTAGGGAAAAGGGATTATCAACACCATTTATGTCAAGGCAAACAAATGGAGCCACGGTCTCTTCAGGAACTAATAAAGGCGATGTAACACCACCATTATATAAGTTAGTGACTGCGCCCGCCCTGAACCAGTTAACAAAGACGTATTCGTTCGCGACCCCTGTAAAAGGAATGGTTTTGTTAGCAATTTCAGCGGACGCCTTAGCCGGATTGTAATAGATTGAACTATCTAAGTTATTAACGATTAAGTTTGAAGAACCCGTAGGGAAAAACTGGCTATAAGCGCTTACAGCCACACCAGGCGCAACAGCTGGAGTCTTGAATTGAAAAACATAGCGTAGCGGATTCTGATTCAGCGTAGTATTATTAACAAGATTGTACGGGTCATAGTGAGCAAAATCGGTTGTAAGAATAAAAAAATCAAGTAGGTTATTACTGATTCCATTCAAATCATAACAGTTTCTAAAACTGCTTGAATTAAACAGCGTAGGCAAATTAGGCGGTGTATTTGTTGCTGGCGTAGATTTAGTGCTCAAATAGCCAGTGTTTACAGGTAGGCGTCTATAATCGGCAACGCTAGGTATTGTATAAACTCCATACGAATTATGTAGAACAGTAAATATTCGTAACGGAATTTTGTCAAAATTAGTTGCCGAAGTAGTAACCATAAGGTAGCTGGTCTGGTTAGATATGAAATTAGTGTTAATAACGCCCCCATTAGATGTTCCAGAAATAGCGACTGAAGTAAAATAGTTTTTCGGATTGTTCCAATAAATATTGACCAAGGCGCCGCTTACATCTGCCATAAAAGCAGCGCGGTCACGATACCAATATGCATTAATGTTCACACCTATAGGCAGATTATCTTCTCTTTCAATATAGATATCTGACGCAAACAAAGTATCTGTTGTTAATCCAGGATATAGACTATGATGTAATTCTATAAATACATGTGGTCGAAACGGATACATACTTAAACTGCCTGGTGGCGGTATAATATCAGGGTTATTAACGGGTTTCTGCTGTCGTACAAATGATTGGTAAAGCTGTCCGTATGATGTATTTTGTCTCATAAAATCGGGTCCGTCAAGCATATTTTGTGAAATATCGTACATGAAAAAATCAGAATATTTGGGGTCAAGAAGGTTAATTGTGCCACTAATATCTTGATATAGAAGTGGTGTATTAACTGTATCCATAAAATATTGTTCTGCAAGGGTGCCAACTGTAGGAATTTCGGCAGAAAACGGTGGAATAGTTTCTATATAAAGGGTCTGACGGCAGCGCGATTTGAATGGTACGCGCACATATGTAGTAGGAATAATATTAAAGCTAATATCCTGATATCCTAATGTCTCTTCATTAGAGCCGTTAAGAATTATATTTCCAGAACCGTCCGTCAATAAGGTGTTCTGTGTGTATGTATATTGTATTACGTTACCGGCAGGTCCAGTATAAAAGAGGTCATTGCCCACCAGATTCATGTTTGCGGGGTTAAATACTAACGCCGGCCACGAACCAGACGCATCAGGGAAATTTACAGAACTAGTGCTAAGCTGCTGGGCACCAGTATAGATTAAATTCCAACCATAGCGCCCAGCAGCTTCTGATATAAATATAGAGTTAGATATGTCCGTAAAAAAATTAGGCGTGTATGTTCCAAAATTAACCGCAAAATTATTTGTAAAAGCTGTCTGAATGTAATTGTACATATCAATTACAACACCGTTCAGATTTTCTGAATTAGTCTGAATACTTGCAACATTATTTGGGTCTATTCCAGCATTGATATATTGCTGTAGTAATATAGTCTGATATTGATTATTAAGAGTTGTAACTAGCGATGTATTCAAATGGCTACAATAAATACTTAGGCGACCACTAGTACCGTCATAAGAACAAGTGTAGTTATTTAATAAAAACCCGTTCCAGGTATTATTGTCTTTATACTTCTGTAGAATTACCTGATTAGCAGGGTCAGAAATCACTATGCTAACGTAGGCGTCACTTAATCCTTGAAATCCGTAAACAATTCTGTCGTAAGGACTGGCTCCAGCTAAATAGGTTTGAGCCGCAGCATCACTTTCGTGGTAGTTTAACGCATCATATGTTTTGGCACCAGTAATAACAAATTTTGTACAATTCTGTGCAAAAGGATTTGTTGGAACGGGTGTCACAACAGGAACGTTATTAATTGTCATATCACGTAACATCGGATAATAGTAAGCAATAATACACTGCGCAGTTGTGAAATAGGAAACGCCAGTACTTACAGCCGTATTAAAATAACGATTGATAATTTGACTTTTAAATTGAAGTCCATCAAAGACGCCGGTTAGTGGATTGTAGGTGGTATCACCTGGGTCGTTAAACAGAAGCCCGTAATCACCAGTAGAAATAAATTTGCCAATAAACTCTGTCAATGTAATATTGTTATAAAGCGGCGACCTATTGAGCTGATTTTGCAACTGTGTAACAAGAGAATTAGTATCATACGTCCCATCTTTTAAATAGATATCTAAGGCATTATCGACCATTACACCAGCTGAATTGGCTATTTGACGCCCATATTCAAGAACGCGCATAGAAGTGTTATTTTTGGCAGCAGTGAAGTAATAGAAGGAGCTGAGAAGTTTTATTTGTGTCACGCTAATTCCAACAACATTTCTATAAATCCTTGGCAGTCTTAGTGAAAATAACGTTGGTTGTGGATACACATTTGTATCTCTATCCGTGCTATTCAACATAATAGTAGTCGAATTTTTCCCACTTGCAAACTTGGTCGTGGTTTGATTTAATGTAACGGGAAAATTAGTAGATGCTGGTGGTGGTTTATCACCCGACATTTTACCAACGGGAAACCCATTAGATGCGAAAATATTCTGGCGCGATTCTGCTGCTGATTGTTCGGAAGCTGAATCAGACATAGAGCTACTTGAAGAAGCGCTGCTCTCTGATTCACTATCGCTGACTTCATCGTCGTCGGAAAGATAGGGTTTATAAAATTTTGAGAGCTCCTGTTGCTCGGGTGACAATTTTTTGGTTGCCATCAGTCCCTCCTTGGTACCTGTAGGTGTTTTACTTTTATATCCAAAAATCAAAAGACAAAATAAAAATGGCGTTAAGGTATTTAAATCAAAATAGTTACTAGATTGTAAGGAGCAAATGTCAGGGCAAGGCATTGTAAATATAGTTGAGTTACAGAATGTGGTGACTGCCGCCTCTGGATTAGGCACAACTGACCAAATTCAATCCGATGTTAACAATCTTAAAAAGATGGTTAATTTTGATAAAAAACAAATTCTGGCAAATGTTATTAGCAAATATAATTCATCACCAATTGTTGTAACAGACCCTATAAGTTTTGCTAGCTCAGTTATTATAAACAGTTCTAGTCTAAGCATCAGTACCGTTTCAATGGCTCAAACAATTACGCCCAATGCCCGCGTGAATCAGCTAATGAACATGCTAAGTGGTTATAGTGTCGTATCTGTCTTGTCGCCAGCAGTAACGGGAACAACGGGTACAATAGGCGATACAGGTGATACAGGCAGCACAGGCAGCACAGGCAGTACAGGACCAGCAGGAACAGCAACAAATACGGGGTCTACAGGAACAACTGGACGCACGGGTACTACAGGACCAGTAGGTCCTGTAGGACCAGCAGGTATAGCTACAAATACAGGAGCAACAGGTACCACAGGACCAACTGGAAAAACGGGAAATACTGGTTCGACAGGTCGCACGGGAACAACAGGTTCAACTGGGCGAACGGGTCCAACTGGTTCTATAGGTGCCACCGGTCCAACAGGTCCAACGGGTACCATTGGTGCTACAGGTACAACAGGAGTAGCTGGACCAACAGGAGCAACAGGACCAACAGGACCAACAGGTATCACAGGCAGTACAGGTACTACAGGGTCTACAGGACGAACAGGCACAACAGGAACAACAGGCACAACTGGTGCAACTGGACCGACAGGTCGTCAAGGACCAACTGGTATGAGAGGAGGTGCTATTCAGTGGCTTGGTGTCTATGACCCGCTTTATATATACGATATTAACGATGGTATGATATTTACAGACAATATAGCATACGTTCTAGTAGATTCAGCTGGAACATACGGCAAAGACCCCACAAATAGTACTGGTCTTTGGGCTTTTGTTGGGGGTCAAGGACCTTCAGGGTCAACAGGACCAACCGGTATGCAGGGCATACCAGGTATTTCTACAAATACTGGCGCCACAGGAACTACAGGTCTAACTGGCTCAACAGGACAAACCGGTAACACGGGTTCAACAGGACATACAGGACATACAGGTAACACGGGACAAACCGGCTCAACAGGGCAAACAGGCTCTACAGGGCAAACGGGTTCAACAGGACAAACGGGCAACACAGGACCAACAGGTCCGACTGGTTTACAAGGTGCGCCAGGAACAGCCGTAAATACAGGCGCTACTGGTCCAACAGGATCGACCGGACAGCGCGGCTTCACAGGTCCAGCTGGTATAACAGGACCGGCGGGTATAACTGGTTTCACCGGTAATACTGGACAAACGGGACCAGCAGGCGTTACAGGATTAACAGGTCCAACCGGCACAACAGGTCCACGTGGAAGTAATATCAACTGGTTAGGAGTATATAGCGCAACTACACAATATTTAATAAATGATGGCGTAATTTTTAATGGAACGGGTTACGTACTAGTCAATACTCAAATAGTTCCAGGATTCGG